CAACCTATATCTCCCCGATGCAGTCCGAGACGATGCTGGACAGTCCTTTTAAGCTCCGACCCAGTCCGGATCAATGACAACTAAGCCCAGAAAGCGCAAAGCCCTACGAGGGGCAACCAAGCCACGGCTTCACAGTCCACTATTAAAGGGCGAAAACAAGCTGCAAGATGTTAAAGATCTATGCGCTATCGTCAAGATGGATCTCATGCCGTGGCAGGAGTTCGTGTTAAAGGACATGCTCACCGTGGACAAGAAGGGCAACTGGATCCGTAAGACGAACCTGATTTTGGTCGCCAGACAGAATGGTAAGACCCATTTAGCGCGTATGCTCATACTGGCACACCTGATCAAGTGGAATACCAATGTCCTTATCATGTCCTCAAACAGAAGCATGGCACTAGATACCTTCCGGCAAGTAACTCACCTATTGGAGACCAATGACCACCTCAAAGGATTCGTTAAACAAATCAGACACGCTAATGGCACGGAGTCTATTGAGATGCTCTCTGGAGCGCGCCTTGATGTCGTTGCAGCTACTAGAGATGGATCTAGAGGACGAAGTGTCAACGGGTTACTTTACATCGATGAAGTCCGAGAGATCACAGAAGATGGATTTAGAGCAGCAACTCCAACTACTAGAGCTCACCCAAATAGTCAAACGCTTCTTACCTCTAATGCTGGAGATGCGTTCTCAACTGTTCTTAATGACCTCAGAGAACGAGCCATCGACTACCCACCCAAGTCATTCGGATTCTATGAATACTCAGCTCCGCAATACTGCAAGATAGACGATCGCAATGCATGGGCTTTGGCTAACCCCTCTTTGGGATACACCATCACAGAAGAAGCGATTGAGGAAGCGATTGCGACTTCACCGATTGAGAACACTCGTACAGAGACTCTTTGTCAATGGATCGATTCGTTAAGCAGTCCTTGGCCGCATGGAGTTTTAGAGGACACATCCGATAGCACACTCGAAATGGCTGCTGGGGCTTATACTATATTTGGTTTCGATGTCAGTCCGTCTAGGCGCAACGGATCATTAGTCGCAGGACAATTACTGCCAGATGGACGGATTGGCATCGGGATTCTAGAGACCTACAGCTCTCAGGTTGCCATTGATGAGTTAAAGATGGCGGCAAGTATAAAGGCTTGGTGCGACATTTATAAGCCACGCCTAGTCTGCTTTGACAAGTACGCCACGCAAACAATCGCAGATCGCTTAGCTAATGCCGGAGTTATGGTCGAGGATGTTTCTGGTCAGCAATTCTACAAAGCCTGCGGAGATCTCTTAGAAGGCTTGGTTAATGCTCGCGTAGTCCACAATGGGCAAGCAGAATTGATCCAGCAGATGAATAATTGCGCAGCTAAGGTAAACGATTCGGCATGGCGCATTATCAAGCGAAAGTCGGCCGGAGACATTTCAGCACCTATTGGCTTAGCCATGGTCGTTAGCAAGTTAATGATCCCTCAACCTAAGCCTCAAATTTATACTTAGACACGCCCTAGCACATTGTCTAATTGCTTGACAAATGCTACAATTTCTGTCTATGGGTAAACTACTGCAAGCATTTGGGCTAGAGTCTAAGCCACAATTACAAGCTCAGTCCGCACCGCAGGTATTGGGTGAGTATTCACCTTATGCGATGCCGTTTCAGACTGCATACATTGGCCGCACAGAAGCGATGTCAGTACCCGCACTTATGCGTTGTCGCAATTTACTTGCTGGCACAATCGGAGCGATTCCTTTAGAGCTTTACAGAAAATCTACTAACGAAGAACTTGGCTCACCTGCTTGGTTAGAGCAACCTTCTTACTCACAGCCACGATCAGTAACTATTGCGTGGACTGTTGATTCACTTCTTCTATATGGTCAAGCCTTCTGGAAAGTAGTCGAAGTTTACCAAGAAGATGGACGACCATCTCGCTTTGAGTGGATCGCTAACAATCGCGTAACGATTACTCTTGATAGCACAAATACTTTTGTTAGATCTTATGCGGTCGATGGCACTACATTGCCAATGGACGGCTTAGGATCTCTTGTCACATTTCAATCATTAAGTGATGGCATACTAAACACCGGTGCTTCAACAATTCGTGCAGCGATTGATGTTCAAAAAGCAGCAGCAATCGCAGCAGCTACTCCAATGGCAACTGGTTACATTAAAAACACAGGAGCAGATTTAGATCCTAAAGAAGTACAGGGATTACTTGCCTCATGGAAGAACGCTCGCAACAATCGGAGCACTGCTTATTTAACATCTACTCTTGAGTACAACCCAGTTTCATTCTCACCTAAAGACATGATGTACGGAGAAGCAATATTTAATCTTGCTACAGAGATTGCGCGTTTATGCAATGTACCTGCTTACTATGTGTCAGCAGATCAGAATAACTCTATGACTTATGCCAATGTGCAGGATGAGCGCAAGCAATTCCTTACACTATCTTTACAGCCATTTATTACTGCGATTGAAGATCGTTTGTCAATGGATGACATTACAGCCCGTGGCAATGTGGTGAAATTTGACATCGACAAGAACTTCCTACGCACAGATCCACTACAAGAATTGGCAGTTATTGAAAAACTGCTAACGCTTAATCTGATTACTCCAGAGCAAGCAATGGAAATGACCGATCTAACACCTAACGGAAACAATGGTTTAGAATGAATCAAGTAATTACCTTCTCAGCTGATCTAACAGCAGATTCAGCCAATCGCACAGTATCGGGCAAGATTGTGCCTCTTAATGTTGAAGCAGGATCTACCAATATGGGCAAAGTAATTTTCGCCTCTGGTTCTATTGCTATTGAAGATCCTAAGGCAATCAAACTCCTTAGCCAACATGATAACAAAAAGCCTCTTGGCCGCATGGTTTCATTCAGCGAATCAGAGAACTCAATCGATGCAGTATTTTCTATCAGTCGCTCACAGCGCGGTACAGAAGCTCTTATCCTTGCAGAAGAAGGATTACAAAGCGGTCTATCAATCGGGGCAGAAGTCCTAAAGTCAAAGATCAAGGATGGCGTTACTTATGTATCTGCTGCTCGCTTGGTCGAAGTAAGTTTAGTAACCGAGCCAGCCTTTAAGTCTGCTCAGGTTACTGATATTGCAGCAGAAGAATCTGCTGTAGAAGAATCAACCCAACCAACAGAAAGCGAGACAGCCACCGTGGAAGAAACCACTCCAGCAGTCGAAGCAACACCAGTTGAAGCACCAGCGGTCGAAGCTGCTCGCCCAACTGTTTCAGCAGCATACTACACAAAGCCACGCATTGAAGTAACAGCAGCTAAGTATGCAGAAAACTCAATCCGTGCAGCACTAGGCGATGAGTCAGCTCGTCAATACCTACTAGCAGCAGCAGACACAACAGATAACGCAGGTCTAGTACCAACACGCCAATTATCTGAAATCATCAACCCACTCGGAACAACAATCCGCCCATCAATCGATGCAATCTCTCGCGGAGTGCTTCCAGATGCAGGTATGACTTTCGAGATCCCACGAATCACACAAATGCCTACTGTTGCTATTGAGCCAGAAGGCGATGCGTTTAGCGATACAGATCAAAACTCTAACTTCCTATCTGTAACAGTACAGAAGTATGCCGGACAGCAGACATTTTCTGTTGAATTGCTAGATCGTACATCTCCAGCCTTCTTTGATGAGCTAGTGCGCAACATGGCGGCAGCTTACGCAAAGGCTACTAACGCAGCAGTAAATGCAGCACTTATCTCAGGTGCAACAGCAGATGCAACAACAACAGTCACATATCCAACAGCAGCAGAATTGCTTGGAATTGTTGCTCGCGGTTCAGCTTCTGTTTATGGAGCAACAGCAGGTCTAGCAAATCCATTTGCTCGCAACATGGTCGTATCAACAGGACAATGGTCAAACATCATGTCTCTAAACGATGCAGGCCGTCCAATCTACACAGCATCACAGCCAATGAACGCTGGCGGTCAAGTAGCACCAACATCACTAACAGGTAATGTTGCAGGACTTAACCTCTATGTAGATCCAACAAACGGTGGCGATGGCGATGGAACAATCCTCATCGTAAACCCAGATGCATACACATGGTACGAGTCACCAACATACCGCTTGCGTGCAGAATCAACAGCTAACGGATCAGTAACAGTTGGTTACTACGGATTCGGTGCAATCGCTACTAAGGTTGCAGCTGGCGCATTCAAGAACAACAAGCAGTAAAAACTCACTAAGTCGCTCTGGGGAGTAGTAGCCCTCTACTCCCCAGGGTCTTTAGAAAGGACATCATGGCACTTACAACAGTTGCAGAGTTACGCTCTACTCTTGGTGTTGGCACTTTGTATAGTGACAGCGTGCTTCAAGAAGTATGCGATGCCACAGATGCCGTCCTGCTTCCAATGTTATGGACAGATGTTTATTTTAATGTGGCGCATGAAAATACAACCACAAAAGGCACTTTATATTTTGACCAAGTAGTTAAAGATATATTTTATGTTGGTGAGACAGTCGTCGTGACTGGCAATAAATCACACTTCAATGGATCTAAAACCATCACAGAAGTTAAAGATTATTCAATCAGTTACAACATAACTGGCACTCCCGCAGCCACTCCACGCCATAATGTCAATCCTTATGGCACAGTCACAGCAGATGTGACAACAGACTGGGCAGAAGATAAAGCAGTCCAGCAAGCAGCTCTCATGATATCTGTCGAGATCTGGCAAGCAAGAACCGCTACTCTCAGCGGATCTAATGCTGTCGATTTCCAGCCAAGCCCTTACCGAATGAGCGCACAGCTTCTCGCTAAGGTGCGAGGATTGATCGCCCACGCGCTATCACCTAATTCGATGGTGGGATAATGCCCGTTGCCGTCACTACTCTTAGAACCACATTAGCCACCGCTCTAGTCGATAACGCTAAGTGGCAAACCTTTGCATTTCCACCTGCCACAGTCCTTGCTAACTCTGTCATTGTCTCACCGGATGATCCGTATCTGACACCAAGCAACAATCAGCATATTGGCATTAGCCCAATGGCTAACTTTAAGATCATTATGACTGTTCCGTTATTTGATAACGAAGGCAATCTAAACGGGATAGAAGATACAGTCTGCGGCGTGTTCGCAAAGCTCGCAGCATCGTCTCTCGTTTATAATGTAAGCGCAATAAGCGCACCAAGTATTCTCAACGCTGCATCGGGAGACCTTCTCAGCTGCGAGATGTCCGTATCAATCCTTACGAGTTGGAGTTAAAATGTCCGAGTGGGAAAAAGAAAATGAAGCCTTCCTGATCAAGATCGGGCAGGTAACACCAGCAGTATCAAAGCCAGCAACTACTAAGAAGGACGAGGAATAATCTCATGGCTGTATTTCTAAATAACAATGTAGGTGTGAAGATTAACTCAGTCGATCTTTCAGACCATGTAACAGCAGTAACAATCAACCGTTCATTTGATGAGCTAGAAGTGACCGCAATGGGTGACACAGCACACAAGTTCGTAAAGGGCTTGGAAGCATCTTCTGTAACAATTGATTTCCTAAACGACACAGCGTCAGCAAATGTTCTAGCAACATTGCAAGCTGCTTGGGGAACGACCGTCACAGCGGTATTCCTACAGACAAAGGGAACAGCAGTATCTGCTACTAACCCTCTCTATACTGTGTCACTTTTGGTAAACAACACCACAGACATCAATGGTGCTGTTGGCGATATTGGCACACAATCAATCACATTTACTGCTAACTCAACCATTGCAGTAGCTTCAACAGGCACATTCTAAAAAACTAACAAAGGGGCAAACCATGGCAAGACTAAAGATCGTTCGT